ACTTACAGTAACGACGAATACCATAGAAGGTAACTCCATACGGATCTGTCATTACAGCTCTCTTACAAACTGATCTCGGAATATTATTATCCCAATGATCAAGAAAACGATCAGCCCAGACTTTGGTATCTGGATCTGCATTGTCATCCTTGATATCATTCTGCATACTAGCAGTCATAGAATCAGCAACAAAACCATAAAGATCTTGTGGTGTTTCAGTCTTAACTAAGTTAACCTTGTAGGCAAGATTAGTATCTCGCATAATAGCAGCCCAATGCTGAACACCATTACAAGAACCATCCATCTGAATAGGTAACTGAGTAAGTCCATCAGTCCTACAAAGTTCAAAGATTGCAGCCAATCTCTGAAAACTAGGATTTTTTTTCTTCTTATCAGAAACCCAGAACCAACGCATTTCATATGGATCTTTGGCAGTATTCTGAATTAATTCAATATTATCATCAACCCACTTTATACGATCAGCAAAAGGTTCTTTATCTTGATCAAAAAGATTAGCAAGATGAACCTTTAACCAATACTTACCTTGTTCAGTTTGATTGATTGGTTTAGCAAACATAATTAAACTACGATCAAAGTCAGAACTTTGTGGTGACAATAAATCACAGGCAGTATAAGCACGACCTCTAAAGTCGCAAGTATACACATGATAGAAGAAACCCCACTTAAGTAAATCTTTGGCAAGCTGAAGACGAACTAACATTCTACCGCGAGAGCGTTCTTCCTTATACCAAGTACTATAGGCTTCTTCTTTACGCTGACACCACTTAGCCTTTTCTTCCTTAGCTCCACCTTCTGGGTAAGGTTCACCAAAATCAAAAGCATCAAAGTTATATGCTGGAAGATTAGCTTGTCTTGTATTATTATGGAACATGTTTTCCATAACTTCATAGACTTGCTTATTGATTGTCCACTCAGTAGTCATAAGATTATTCAAACCACGGATAACAATATCACTAGGAGTTGAATTCTTCTGAACAACAGTCTCATCCCAAAACACATCTCTAAACTTTTGAACAACTGGCTTACGAATCCAAGGCATTAAGTTACCACCACTAGAATCTATAGCGTGTGGAACTGGAGGAACAATCATAGGACGATACAAGAAAGTAGCTCTTGAGATCAGATCCTTATGACGATTATGAAGCTCCATAAGAATATCATCAGTAAAACTGACAACAACTCTTTCATACCAACGACTACCAATTCTCTTACGATAATTCTTAACTTGAATAATATTGCTCATCTCTGCAATTCTAAGCATATGATGACCAAAATCTTCACGCTGTTTCCTAGTGAACTGCTTCTTATTAATGCAATTCATTTTACCAGCAAAAGCACGACAACGCTTTACAGTCCAATTCTTCTGATAATGAGACTGCTTAAGCCAGTCATCTCTAAAGTCTTTCTTAGCAATCTGATAAGCAACAATATCAATCACCATATTAGAAATTTGGTGAGCCATATGTTGAGCAGAAGGAAGTGGAACAGTATGAACATCTCCATCCTTTCCATCCATCTTACGATCCCAAGTATTTGAATTAAACCACTCAAGCATAAGACAGCGAATAGTAATATCAGCCATCTTACCAGCACCAACAGCAAACAAAGGATAAGCCCATTCAGGAGTCTTACGATTCTTACTAACGATATCAATCCACTCCTGATAGAATGGAGTTAGATGAACAACACAAGAATCAAGAAGACCTTGTTCTGGATACCCTTCATCTGGAGATCTATTGTATTCTTCCCAATAACGATTATTAGAAAGGTTAAGCATCTCTTCTTCAAGAAGAGCCTGATAGTTCTTTCTACTTTCCTGAACTTCTGGCTTTAGTAAATTCCATAACTCAGGCATAAGTACCTCCTATCAAAGTTGATCTACATTATCATCAATAATCTTAGCAATACTCTTAAATGACTTTGCGGTATCATAATCCCCATCATTAAAACCAGCTAAATTATAAGCATAATCATTTAAGAAAAACTCACCTTTAGTTGTTTTCATACCAGCCCACTTCTTTACAACAACCGGAAGATAAGAAGTAGCAGGACCATACTTATAGCATTTGCCTTCAATTTGACAATTAATCTTAATAACATCCAAAGTCTTCTTCTTCTTTTTCTTTTGTTCCTTATTATAAAGGTCACAAAGAACACCAAGACAACAGAAACTATTATCATGGTTACGAAGAGTATGTTTACCTTGCTTATACTTACCTGATCTAAGAGCCTTTGTCCAAAGCTTTGCAATATCTGGCTTCATTGTGTCTCCTTTATAATGCGTTTTAGGTATGCGCACCCCACCATCAACTTAATGATTAGACAAGAGTAAGAGCGTGACGGAAAACCTTCATAGTAGAATCCTGATTAAGACCAGCAAGGTTATCCCATGCTCGATTCTCAATACTAGCCTTTCGACCACGGGCAGCAACACGATGCTGAATAAACTTACTAACAGCATTAGCAGCCATCCAAACACTAGCCTTACTCTTAGTCTCATCCCTTTCACGGTCAAAGGTTTCAGACCAACTAGACACAGCCTTCAGAGCATTATCATAATTACTCTTTTCTGCATCAGTAGTTGGATTAGAGACAATAGGAGCCTCAATCATACCCCAAACATCCATCCAGAACTTCTGGATATCAGTCTTGGTAAGTTCATAGTTTGCCAAAGTATCAACAGTCTCACGGAAGAACTTGCCGCTAGACTTAAACTCACGAAGAGCATCACGCATAGCTTCCTTCTTATCTTCCATAGTAGTACCCTTATGGGTAATACGGAACATATTCTTACCTCTTCGTGCATTAGCAATAGCCATGCTAAGTGTATTCTGACAAACAATACGAACACTTGTTGGCAGAGCAGAGAAAGCAATGCTACCATCATGGCTGTTAATTAGACCCATGTATTCAGTAACAGTATCGCCACTAGAACCAGCAACATCAAAGGTATCACCACGAAGAAGAAGAACAATCTTACGACCATTCTTCAAACTAAGTGCAGACTCAACCTTAACATCTTTGCTAAGTTCATATGCCATCTCAAAGTGTTCGCTATTCTGGATTACCTGATAATCATCAGACTGAACACTAAGGATTTCCTGAGTATCCTGACGAACAATTGCACTATAGTCTTCAGAGAAGACAGTACCAATATCTGGATGATCTGCCTTAACAAAACCAGTCTTAATAACATTCCAATCAAGACCAGCAGCCTTTAGAGCTTCAGTAGGACTAAGATCAGAATCAACAACAGTACCAAGACGATGCCAAGCAGCAACACGGTTGAAAACCGCACCATCATTCTCCATGATTTCATGTGCCATTATAGTAACCTTTCTGCGTCAACAGACGCTTAGTTAAAGTCAGAACGATCACGAATCTTAAATTCTTCTCGCATACGCTTACGCTTTTCACTACCCCAACCTTTATTTTGTTCTTTCTTCTTGTACTTGTAACGATCTTTCTCTTTGTTTTTGTTTTGCTTCATAGCATCTCCGAATGTTGATAGCGAAAGTGAGGCTACGGAGATTCGAACTCCGGTCAAGAGGATGAAAGCCTCCTATCCTAGACCACTAGACGATAGCCCCAACATGACCAAGGTGGGATTCGAACCCACACTACAAACATTTTAAGTGTCTTGACTCTGCCGTTGGTCTACTTGGCCGTATCCTTTTTAGGCTTCTTCTTACCAAAGATAGCCTCATAGTTCTTATCGTATTGCTTCTTATCTACTGGACGATACTTATCACCTTTACCAGCTGAATGCTTACCACTCATTATATCACTTCTCCTGTGACTTGTCAACCTTTTTTACTAAATAATTATCAGGATGAACGGTATGATTTCTTCGCCACTTATCGGCCTCTTTATCAGAGTCCCATAATGCAATATCATTTTTATTTTCCATCATCCAACATTTGGAATTAATACACCATAGTCCATATTTCATAAAGCGTTCCTGAATGGAATCGAACCATTAGCCTTAGCATTAGAAGTGCCACGCTCTATCCAATTGAGCTACAGGAACTAATGCCATTAAGCATTCGGAGTGAATGAAGGCTTTGTAAACTTAATCAACTCATTAATGATAATACTAATACGCTCTTTAACGATAGCATCAATATAATCCTTAATCCACCTAGTATCATCAGGATTCAAGGGAGGATTGATATTCTTATATGCTTCAATATGCTCATCAATTGTAGAATCAATATCAGCCATTACATCAGAAATAATATCATCACGAACATCAGAAATAGCGGAATCAATAGTTTGCTCCATGCTATACTTTGCATCTTCAATTTGTGATTCAACTTCACTATTTAGATCATCAATAGCATCACGAATCTGATCCTTGACAGCATCACTAGCAGCTTCCTTAAGAAACTCTTCCATCTTTTCTGCAAACTGATTCATATTCTATCCTTCTAATAAGTGTAGTTTAGTAAGAAACTGTCCTTCCTATAAGGACAAAATAGGGGCGGCGGGACTCGAACCCACATGTACG